GCCCGCTGCGACAATCCAGCGCAGCACATCACCTTTGCCCCGGAGTGCGATTTCATTTTTGCCGGTGCATGGCCTGACGCCGAGCCGCTGACCGACGACGACTACGACGAGGGGCTGTACCACGCCCTGAACGCAGAGCGCGACGGTATCTATCTGATAAGTTCTGCGGGCTTTTATGGCCTTCTCCCTCACTTCGAGATTGGAGGACGGTAATGTCTGATCTTCCGAAAATCTCCTACTCTGACGGCGGCGTACACGTCACTGTTGACCTGCGCGCACTGGATCAACGTATGCGCGAGGCGCAGCAGTGGCTGGGCGACCGCGTGCTTGAGGACTGCAAAGCCTGTATGCCGCTGTTGACCGGCAGCTTGCAGCAGCGTTCCCACACGGAGGACGACGGGAAAAAGGTCGTCTTTCCCGGCCCGTATGCGCGCTACCAGTACGGCGGTAAGGTCATGGTGGATTCCGTAACCGGCAAAGGCCCCCGCAGAATCCCTACAGGCCCCGGTGAATACATCCTGCGTTTCCGCAAGGGCGCGAAGCTCGTTGCCACCGACAGGCCGCTGAAATACTCCAACCCGCAGGCCGTTCCGCAATGGTTTGAACACACCAAACGGCAGAACAAGCAATTCTGGATCGACGGCGTGAAGGAGAAAATCGGAGGTAAATAACCATGCCGTCGAAAACGGTCATCGACATTGACGGCTCTGAGGCCGTCAGCAAAATTCTTCTTGACCTGCTGAACAAATTCCCCGGTCTGACCACCGGCAAAAAATCCATCCTGTTCTCCACGCTCTCGGACGCTTCGGGGATCGGATTCTTTCCGATTTCCGGTGCGGCTTTGCAGAACAGCACGGAGGACGTCACCGGACACGTCACGCAGGTCTGCCAATATCCGTTCAATGTGGTCTACCGCGCCGCTCCGAAATCCGAAACTCAGCGCATCCGCATCAAAGAATTCCTTGATGCGCTGGGCAAGTGGCTTGAGCGGCAGCCGGTCACGCTGAACGGCAAGAGCCACCAGCTCAGCGCATACCCCGCGCTGCTGGCTGGCAACCGCGTCATCAAGAAAATCAGCCGCACAAGCCCTGCCTACCTCAACTCCGCCTATCAGGACGGCGTTGAAGATTGGCTCATTGCCCTGCGGCTGGACTACAACAACGAATTTGATATTTGAGGAGCTGAAATTATGCCGAAAATCGAACGCAAGTATCTTGCCCATTTCCTCGACGCCAAGTTCGGCGTCAAGACGCAGGGCGAGGAAACCTACACCCCGAATTATACCCGTCTCGGCAAGGACCTTGAGGAGTATAACGAGGAGCTGAACCCCGACGTTGAGGTCAACAAAAACATTCTGGGCGAACAGAACGTCGTCCACAATGGCTACGAGGTGCAGTCTGAGGTTGACCCCTTCTATGCCTACAGCGGCGACCCGCTGTTTGAACGTCTCGCAAAGATCGCCAATGAGCGCCTGACCGGCGACGACTGCATGACCACGAAGGTTGACGTGCTGCTTAACAGTGACGGCACCGTGGCATGGGCCTACCGCGAAGACGTGTGGGTCGTTCCCGAATCTGTCGGCGGTGACACCTCCGGCGTGCAGATTCCCTTTACCGTGTACAACGCGGGCAACCGCGTTAAGGGCACCTTCGACCTCACCACGAAGACCTTCACCGCAGACACCAACGCTGCGGGCTAATCATCCACCCCGCCGCCCTGCGTATTAGGCGCAGGGCGGCAACATTTTGAATTCAGGAGGCAATTAAAATGGCTGACAAACTGGTACAGCAGAATTTCAATGAAATCATCATCGACGATGGCAGCGTAAAGGTGCCTATCCGAAATAAGCACGGGGAACAGATCGGGGAATTCTCCTTCCGACCGACCGACATCGGCATTGTGGATCGCTTCAACAGCGTCGCCGCAGAGTTTGACAAAATCGTCGAGCCGCTGGAAAGCGTCAACATCAAGCCGGACGGCACTGTGGACGAACAGAACGAAGCCGAGTTCGCAGCACTGCGTGAGGCCGAAAAGCGCCTGTACGCCGCCTGTGACAGGCTCTTTGGCGGCAATATGTCGGAGGCGTTCTTCGGCAAGATGCACCCGTTTTCCCCCATCAACGGTCATTTCTACTGCGAAAACGCGCTGTCTGCGGTCGGTGCTTATATCTCCCGCCAGTTCGACCGCGAGGTGAAGAAAGTCAACTCCCGTGTTGAGCGGTACACCCACGGCTACCGTACTGGCAAGCACAAGGGCGGTAAAAAATGATCGGAACACTGCCGCGAAGTCTTGAGGTGAATGGTAAGTTCTACCGTATTCGCAGCGATTTTCGGGACGTTTTGAAAATCGTGATCGCGTTCGGTGATCCCGACCTCGAAGACAAAGAAAAGGCTTATATCTGCCTGTTCATTTTGTTCAAGGACTTCGACGCAATTCCAAAAGACGACTATGAGGCGGCCTTCAAGGCCGCTCTCGCTTTTATTGACCACAATGACAAGCCGGAGGACACGGGCGGAAAGCCTCCTCCGCGCGTCATGGACTGGGAACAGGACGAGAGCATCATGTTTCCAGCGGTCAATAAGGTTGCCGGTTTTGAGGTCCGTTCCGCCCGGTACGTCCACTGGTGGACCTTTATGGGCTACTACATGGAGATTTCGGACGGCGTTTTCGCGCAGGTGCTCAACCTGCGTCTGAAGCGCGCAAAGGGCAAAAAGCTGGAAAAGTGGGAGCGCGAATACTGGAATTCCAACCGTGCTATTTGCGCCCTACGCACGAAGCTATCGGAGGAAGAACAGGCAGAAAAGGATAGGATCGACGCGCTACTCGGCTAAGAAAGAAGGTGGTTAAATGGCAGATCAGGCTGACGGCTCTATCATCATTGATACCGAGATAAATTCGGACGGATTTAAGGCCGGAAGCGCTGAATTGCTTGCGGCTATCAAGGCGCTGTCCACAGAGGTCAAGAATCTGGGACAAACGCTGAAAGAACTTTTCAGCAAGCCGCTGACACCTGAAATCAATACAGGTGGCGCAGAGGATAAAGTTGCAGCGCTTGAGGCAAAAGTACAGGAGCTGCAAACCTCCCTCGAAGAATTACAGAATACCAACGGCAGCGGCGCGCCTGCGCCGGAAACAGCTACACCGCAGGTGAACATCGGTGGTGTGACGGAAAAGGCGTCTGGTTTGCAGCGTGAGATCGACGCCGTGAACAGCAGCGTGCAGAAGCTGGAACCGACCTTCCAAAAAGCCATGTCCGGCAGCGAGAGCGCTATGACCTCCTTTGAGGACAAGGCAAGCACGCTGGAAAGCAAGATTGCGGAGCTTCAGGAACGGCTGGATGCAGTCGGTCAGACGCAATTCCCGACGCAGGAATACGCAGAACTCTGTGCGGAGACTGAAAAAGCCGGTCAGAAGCTCGAATCACTCCTCAATAAGCAGGAGAAAATGCAGGCTCTCGGCGTGAGTGAAAATTCCGCCCAGTGGAAAAACCTGCAATACGACCTTGATTTGACCGCACAGAAATATGACCGGCTCGAAGCCGCAAAGGCGAAAATGGAAGCCTCCGGCACCGCATTTCAGGCGGGCGTGGACACGACGCAATACGCGCAGATGGAATCTACACTGTCCGCAGCAGCGGCCCGTCTGGATGAAATGCGCGCCGGTACACAACAGTCGGAAAGCCTTATGAGCCGCCTCGCCAGTAGCGCACGAAATGTCGCGTCTTTCATCGGCAGAGCGGCAAAGTCGGCTGCCGGGGCGCTTGTGTCCGGTATCAAGGCCGCCGCATCCGGCATGGCAAAAATGCTGTTCCACAGCAAGAAGATGAACAGCCAGTTTGGCGGGCTGATTTCCGGCGCGAAGAAATTTGCACTCAGTTTGCTTGGCGCGCGCGGCGTCTGGGCGCTGCTGCGGAAAGCGGTCAGCGCCTATATGGCCGAAAATCAGCAGCTCTCCAATACGCTGTCCGCCTGTTGGTCGGGCATCGGAAACCTGCTGGGGCCGATCATTACACGCATTATCAACCTTGTCGCACAAGCTGTCGCCTATGTGACCGCGTTTCTCAAGCTCTTTGGCATCTATGGAAAAACTGCGTCCAAAGAAATCAGCAGCGCAGGCGGGGCGGCATCCAAAGCTACCGATAAGCTCAAAAGGCAGCTGGCCGCGTTCGATGAATTGAACATTCTCAGCGACAACAGCTCCGACGGCGGCGGGGGTGGAGGCGGTGCCGGTGATCTCGGAAGTCTGCCCGACGTAACGCTGCCCGACTGGGCAAAACTTATGGTCGAGCAGATCAAGGCCGGTGACTGGGCCGCAGCTGCAAACACGCTGGCAACAAAGCTCAATGAAATGGTCGATACCGTAGACTGGGCGGGCATCGGCGATAAGATCGGGTACTATTTGAACGGCGCATTGACGTTCCTTGCGACGTTCATCCAGAACTTCGATTGGAAAAACCTTGCGTCGCGCTTTGCAGAACTCCTAAACCACATCATCACTGGCGTGGACTGGGGAAATCTCGGTGTGATCCTGACCGGGAAATGGGCAATCATCCTGAAATCGCTTGATGGCTTTTTCGGTACGCTTGACGGCGCAGCAGTGAGCAAGGCCATCACGGATTTCATGTACGGGACCGTGAACGCCGCCGACTGGATCGGTATTGCGGGAAGTCTCGCAAAAAACATCAGCAATTTCATTTCGGACATTGATTTTTCGGCACTTGCCGAAGCACTCAGTACGCAAATCAGAACGGCACTCCAAAGTATGGTGGCTGCTGTCGAGAACTTCGACTGGGCAATGCTCGGAAGAAAAATCGCTGATTTTCTCAACGGAATTGATTGGAGCGGAATTTTCTCTGATCTGACAAAATTGCTTGGCGGCCTGCTTATCGGAGCGCTCAATCTGCTTGTCGGCTTTGTGGATCAGGTCGATTGGACCGGCCTTGCAGACGAAATTTGGGCCTGTCTTGAAAGCCTTACCACCGATATTGACTGGGACGGTTTCGGCGAACTGCTTGGCAAGTTTATCAGCGGAGCGATAACCGGCGTTCTCGATCTCATTACGTCTCTGTTCTCAGATCATGACTGGGGCGAAATGGTGCAAAACCTGATTGGCAGTCTGGGGGAGGCACTGGGTGCGGTAATCGAAAACATTGACTGGCTTGGCTTGCTGGAATCCCTTGCAACCGCTCTTGTCAGTATTATCGTTCAGATCCCCAGCATTATTGTGGGTGCCATTGGCGGAATATCCGACCTGCTTGCAAGTTTGTTTGAGGCAATCGGCCTCGATTCTATCGCTGGTTTCTTCCGTGGAATCGGAGACGCAATGCGCGACGCCGGTTCGTGGCTGAAAGCGCACGTCGTAGACCCCGTTGTGAACTGGGTAAAGAACCTGTTTGGCATCCACTCTCCGTCTACCGTATTCGCAGAAATCGGTACATTCCTTATTGACGGACTAAAGCAGGGCATTTCTAATGCTTGGCACAAGATCACGGACTTCTTCTCCGGCGTAATCGAAAAGTTGAAGACCTTCTTCAGTAACGCATGGAGCAGTATCAAGTCCACCGCTACCACGGCATGGACCGGAATCAAGGGCGTTATCAGCAGTGCATGGAACGGCATCAAATCCGGTGTGTCGTCTGCCTGCAATACCGTCAAAACCGGTATCTCAAATGCTTGGAGCACCATCAAATCTGGCACCACAAGCGCATGGAATGGTATCAAGAGCGGGCTGTCTTCGGCTTGGACGAGCATCAAGACCACAGCATCGTCCACTTGGACAAACCTGAAAACCACTGTCAGCAACGGCTGGAACAACATCAAGGCGAACACCTCCACCGTTTGGAACGGCGTAAAAGCTACATTGTCCAGCACTTGGAGCAATATCAAGTCTACTGCGTCCTCCACTTGGAACAGCATGAAGACTACGGCTTCCAGCGCGTGGAACAGCATGAAATCCACTGCATCGTCCACATGGAGCAATATCAAGTCCTCGCTGTCCAGCACATGGAATAGCATCAAATCTACCGCGTCCAGCACATGGAGCGGCATCAAAAATGCGATTCAGAATCAGGGCTGGTCCGGCGTCGGCAGCAATATCTGTAACGGTATTGCCAACGGTATCAACTCCGGTTGGAGCTGGCTGAAGAACAAGGTTTCCAGCCTCGCAAGCAGCCTCCTCAGCGCTGCAAAATCCGCGCTGGGTATTCACTCTCCGTCGCGTCTGTTCCGTGACGAGATCGGCCTGAATATCGGCTACGGCGTCGGTGAAGGCGTGGAGGCTTCGCAGCCGTCCATTCTGAAATCCGTGTCCGGCGTCGCTGACGCAATCGCGGATGAATTCAACGCTGGTGATTATAAGGTTGGAAACATCGTTCCCACGTCTGAGGTGGATGGTGCGCTGTCCTCGTTCTCGGACAAGATCAGCGGCAGCTTCACAAGCCTGCTTGACCGGCTTCAGGCCATTGCAGATAACATCACGTTCGCTGTCCCTGCTGTGGCAGGCGGTGTCGTGCCCTACAAGACCGCAGCAGCCGCAGCAAGCGGCGGCGGTGCTGACATCGGTACGACCATTGAAACGTCCAATGACGCGCTCGCAAGCGTTGTTACGCAGGTCGTGACCAACGCCACCGCAGCCATTGTGACGGCCATCCAGAACTACAGCGGTACGACGGTCAACTTCGATAAAACCGCAATCGCAGAGAGCACGATCCG